TTATCACAACGGACAAGACTGAGTTAGGCTCTGCGAAGATTAGAGCGATTAAAGAGTTTGAAGATAACGCAGGCAACACCAAGGTGTTTTCTGTAGGTAACAACAAGATACTTAGCGGTACTACAACATTGGTTGATGAGACTCCCGGTAGTTATACGATTACTTCTGACAACTGGAAGATGGTTAATTTTAACGACAAGGTTTATTTCTTTCAGCGTGGTTTTCAGCCTTTAGTGTATGACAACGCAGGAGGCGCTGTAGTCACTCTTAGCAGCGTTTCTGGCGCGGCTGGTGTTACTAGTGCTATGTACGGTAACGAGGTTCTAGCGGCTTATGGGAGGCTCTGGACGGCAGACGTTAATAACGACAAGTCTACTGTTTACTGGTCTGACCTGCTAATAGGCCATGACTGGTCAGGTGGCACTAGCGGCTCTATTAACTTATCTAAGGTCTGGCCTGACGGTTACGACGAGATTGTTGCATTAGCTGCACATAACAGCCTGTTAATTATATTTGGCAAGCACAGCATTGTTGTTTACCAAGGTGCAGAAGCACCAGCAACGATGGCATTAGCAGATACGGTAGCAGGAGTAGGTTGCGTAGACAGAGACACAGTTCAATACACGGGTACTGATGTGTTGTTCTTGTCGCATACAGGGCTAAAGAGCTTTGGCAGGACAATACAAGAAAAGTCCATGCCTATAACCAGCCTGTCTAGCACTGTATCAAAAGACATTATTGGCTTGTTGCAAAATGAAACTGGATTTTACCGCTCTGTCTACAGCCCTGAAGAAGGTTTTTATCTAATTACTTTTACTGCTCAAGATACAACTTACTGCTTTGACGTTCGAGGCACACTAGAGAACGGTGCATATCGTGTTACTCGTTGGCCCGGCACTGGCTTTACTAGTTACGGCAGACAAGATGATGGCACTCTGTTGATTGGTAACGGCAGTGGCATTAGTGAATACAGTGGTTACAGAGACAATGGAGAAACGTACCGCTTTAAGTACTACAGCCCCGGATTAACCTTTGGAGACCCTTCTAGGTTAAAGACACTAAAGAAGCTACGTCCTACAATTGTTGGTGCTAACAGTGCAATTATGTTTCTTAAGTGGGCGTATGACTTTGGTACGTTCTTTCAGACTGCAGAGTTTACCGTTGGTAATCAGGTAACAGGTTACTACAACGAAAGTGAGTTTAACAGTACAGCAGAATTTACAGGTGGTGATCTAACGTCACGACGTGGAATAAACACTACCGGAGGCGGTGGAGTTATAACAATAGGGTTGGAAGCGGACATAGACGGTTCAGGCTTGTCTCTCCAAGAGATTAACGTGTTAGCACTAATGGGTAAAGTACTATGAGTAATTATACAAAGACTACTGACTTTGCCGCTAAGGACAGTCTACCTTCTGGGGACAGCGGTAAAATCATTAAGGGCGCTGAGTTTGAAACAGAGTTTGACGCCATATCAACAGCTATCGCTACTAAGGCAGACCTTGCTTCACCGACCTTTACAGGCACAGTGACAATTCCTGCATTGACTTTTACAGGTACGCTGTCAACAGGAACGATTGATGGAGGTACTTACTGATGGGCGGCTTCGGACAAGGTAATTCAGGGCAAGGAGCTTTGGGATCAGGCCAATCTACTCCTACCGCAGCAGCTAGTAACAGCAATTTGTTTGATAGTATTGGTGATTTTTTAGGCGGTCTTGGTGGTTTTTTACAAGGAACTGGAGGAACTGCTTTAGCTGGAGCAGGAGGAGCAGGTCTTCTTTATGATGCTTATAAAGACCTTGGTGACATTGGTACACGGGGTTTAGAACTAGGTCAAGACTTAGCTACAACCCAGATGGGACAAGCGGCCTTTAGACCTTACACCGTAACTACTGCTACTGGTGGTCAGTTTGCAGCAGGTCCTGAGGGTTCTAGACTAGGACTGTCACCACAGGAACAAGCGATTCAACAACAGTTAGCAGGCCAAGCTGGTCAGTTGTTTGGTCAACCTGTAACAGGACAAGCTCAGTTAGCTCAGGCAGGTCTTGGTGCGTTAGGCGCAGGACAACAGCTAATGGGTCAACCTACGTTTGGCATGGCTCCTACTCAAGCTGCATCACAGCAAGCCTTTGGCCTAGGTGGTCAGTTCATGGGTGCTGCTGGAATGCAACCTGCTGATATAAATCTACTACGTGGTCAATTTGCAGGACAAGTAGGTGGACTATTAGGTCAACAGCCCAGCGCTGACATAGGACAGTTCGGTCAACAGGCATTAGGTCTTGGTATGCAAGGACTAGGTACTACTGCTCCTGAAGACGTAGAGGCTTTGCGTAGACAGTACGGTGGTTTAGCAGGACAAGCAGCACAACAAGTACTACAACCTACTGCAGGACGAGAAGCAGATGTATTTGAGCGTATACGTGCTACACAACGTCCCGGAGAAGAGCGTCAGCGTCTTGCATTAGAGGAGCGGTTAGCAGCCCAAGGAAGACTAGGTACGTCCTCAGCAGCCTACGGTGGTGCTACACCAGAGCAGTTGGCTATGGCTACTGCACAGGAAGAAGCACGTAACAGAGCGTCGTTGTCTGCTATACAACAGGCCCAAGCAGAACGTCAGCAAGCATTGGGTGAGGCGCAAGCCTTTGGTGGTTTGTTTGGTCAGCAAGCTGGTTTGTCAAGTCAGTTGCAGTCTCAGGCACAACAAAGAGCGGCACAGCTATCACAGCTTGGCTTGTCTGCAGAGCAAGTACAGTCACAGTTACAGTCAGAAGGTCTTGGAAGAGCTACTACTGCTGCTGGACAAGCTGCTCAATTGGCACAACTTGCTGGTGGTCTTCAGGCTCAGCAGGCAGGACTAGGCGCACAGTACGCTGGCTTAGGTGCAAACCTAGCAGGACAACAGCAGGCTCTGGATGCTGCAAGACAACAACAAGCACTACAAGCATTGACTGCTGGTCAAGGTCTACTAGGTGGTGGTCTTGGACTGCAACAGGCGCAGCAACAGTTGGGCATGGGTGCTCTTGCAGGTTCTTACCTACCACAACAGCAACTTCTGGCAGCATTGGCTCCCGGACAAACCGCTGCAGCACAACAGCAGCAAGCTCAGTTGTACGGCACAGGACTCTTTGGTGAGGCTACTGCTTCCGGTATTGATGCTCTGTTGGGTGCTAACTTGGGTAGAGCTAACTTAGTAGGTTCAGCAGGTACAGGACTCTTAAGTGGTATCTTTGATAGACGGAATTACGGAGAGTAATAATCATGGCTAGATTTGGTAGAGAATTTGTAAGAGCAGCTACACAACCTGCGTTTACACAGGGTTTGTTTACTGCTGCTCAAGCTGCTGGTGGTGCTCCTGCTCGTGCAGCTGCGGCACAACAACAAGCAAATCTTCAAAAAGGTTTGTTTGGCCTTGAGCAAATGGCTTTGTCTGGTGATCTTACTCCAGAAATGTATAAAGAAGCGGTAGGTTCTTATACGCAACTTATGAAACAAAACCCCGCTCAAGCAGATGAAATTAGAAAGTCTCTTGCTAGTGTTGGTGCGTCTGTTAGAGAGCAAGATAAAACACGTTCTAAAATACAAGCAAATAACTCATTATCAGATATACAAACAAGAATGACTGCTTTATATTCTGATCCTACAATTGACAGTGCAAAACAAGAAGAAGAAGCTGCTAAGTTGCGGTTAGAGTTTGAAACAGTAAAAGAAGAAAACCCTGATATTGATTTTTCTTCCTTTACAAACTGGGATGTACGTTCTCAAAACGCAGGAATAACTATAGCTTCTCGTATTAAAGAACAAGAAGACGATGTTGAAAGAGAAAGAATAAGAAGTAATCTTTCAACGAGAAGTATAGATGAGCGGACAAGATACATTCAAGAAGAATATAATGGTCCTTTGAGTGATTACGCTGTTACTATGGCAAATTCTTTGAATGCTTTTGATGAGCGTGCAAAAGCAAGAGAAGAAGAAGCAACAAACAGAAAACAAAACTTTAATTCATCAATTGAAAATTTAGAAAAAAGTCTAGAAAATTTGCCTGTAGGATTAAAACAAGACTTAACTAAGCAATTAGATGACGTTCGGCAGCTTCAAACAACAGGAATCAGAAACGGTGTTTGGATTACTACAAGGTTGCAACAAGTAGCCCTTGAAAAACTTAACGGCATAGATTCCAGAATTGAAAGCTTTAAAGAGCGTCGTTACGTAGCTGATGAGCGTTCTGTAAGGGATGCTGAAATAAAGATAAGCGCTTTATCATCACAAATAAATAATCCTCCAGAAAACTCAGCAGAATTAGGAAGACTTGCGCGACTTGCTGCTATAGAAGGAGGTGAAAACAGGGCTTTTAAGGATTTAAGCGGAGCAAAACAACAAGAGTATCTTCAGAGAGCTAGACAAAGACAGTTAGAAAACCACAACAACGCAATTAACCGGGACATATCAGTTAATAGAGCAATAATTAACGCTATTAAAGGCGATGAAGAAAGCTCCGAAGATTCTTATTCGGCTTATGACGTTGAAATAACAGAGGCTATGGCAGAATATCCCGGAAAAACACGTACAGAAATTATAGCAGCATTGCAAAGAGCAAAAATAATTCCTACAGACTCTTCCGGCACTGTTTCTGAAGAAGTTATAGAGGCTCCTCAACTGTCTGAAGAAGAAGCACTTTCTATTTGGTTTGGAAAAGAAGGTGAGGGTTTTGATTTAATAGAAAGCGTAAAAGAAAGCGTACAAGGTTCTTTATCAAAAGCTGCTGTCAATACTAGAGTGTACAAAAAGTTTACAGACGGCAGTGGAGGCGATCTTAGAGGCGTTTCTACTAGCGATTTAGAAATGGTCGTTAACGATAACAATAAGTTTACTCCAAGAATTAAAGCAGAGTTAGCTAGGAGACGTGCGCAAAATGGGTAAGTATTCTGATTTGTTTAAAGACACTGGAAAATATTCTAATCTTTTTGATTACGAAAAAGAAGACGAACAAGAAGAAACGGAGTACAGTGGTTTTAGAGCAGGAGCAATAGACGTTCTTGAGTCTGGTCTTGGTATCGGTGACGAATTAGACGCGACTGTTCGTTTGCTAGTAGGTGAGTCAGATAACTGGACAGATGCTATAACGCAGTCTAGAAAACAACTAAGGTCTTTTGAAGAAGATAATCCTTACATGTCTGGTGCTTTAAGCGCTGTTGGTGTAGTAGGAAGTTTATTTATTCCCGGAGCGGCTCTTGCTAAAGTAAGTCAAGGGGCCAGCAGAGCGCAACGTGTAACTCAAGCAGCTGGTTTAGGAGCCGTTGAAGGGGCTGCTTACGGTTTTTTGGCTGGAGAAGGTGAAGAAAGACTTTCCAGTGCTGCTTTAGGTGCAGGAGTAGGCGGTGCTTTAGGCGGCGTAGCTGGTCGTTTTTTAACCAAAGGGGCTGATGAAGTTTCTGATGCGTTTGTACGCGAAGTTTCTGAAGACATAAATAAACCTATAGATATAGGCGGCGCTGATGGTTTTGTGAATAGAGGACGTGCTTCTTCCGGTACAGGTGATTTAGATCCTAGTACACACACTCGAAAGTCTACGTCGGTTCTTGATGATGACGTAGCACCTAACAGTATTCACGAAGACCCAAAAAAAGGAAGTAGGATAAGAGGCTCTTTACTTTTAGGTACTCGTGAATGGTTAGAAAAAAATGTAGGTATTAGGGCTGCTCGTCTTGTTGAAGATACCGAAACAATGGCTAGGGTAGAGTATTCAAAAGTCGATGAGATATTTAATAACGATAACTTTACTAACTTTTCAAAGCTTTTAGAAGACGATAAAACACTTAAGAGTTTTTTCTTAAGAATGAATAAAAACATAGATCCAGATAATAGAACTACTTTTGGTTTAGCTAGACGTTATGCTAAAACACCAGAACAAAAACAAGCCGTTGATTTGTTGGAGTTAGAGTCTAGGGTTCTTCGAGAATATGACTTTGTTCCTTATAGCAAGACAGATGATTATTTTCCCACAATAAATGTAGCGCGTACTTCTGGAGCTACAAAAGTATCTGACTACGACAATCCTGTAGAATCTCTTAGAAATATGGCAAAAGACATTTCTGTTGCTAATGTAGTGGCCCGTCGTTTTAATTTAGATATGTCTAAGTATGAAGACGAAGCGCGTAAGCTAATTGTGGATACTAATAAGCCTATGTCGCGTTTAGAGTTTGTTATTAAAAAAGTTAGGGACGAGGCTTTTGATCAGGCAAAAAAACAAGGCAACGTTTCTGATCCTTCGGCTGTTGCTGATAATTTAAAAGATGGTTTACGTAGTGTTCTTATAGCATCTAAAACTGGGGGCGATGCTGTTGGTGCGGTAGCTAGACGTAGTATTTCTGCTGCTCTTTTAGCAAACCCTATAAACGCTGTTCTTAACTTTATCGAAGGATTTACTGCTCCTGTTTATCAGAACGGTGTTAATGCTTGGGCGCAGACTGTACCCAAAGCAATTTTAGCTACTTTTAATAAGAACTTTGGTGCTGAGGAAGGTCGTAAGTGGGTATCTAATAAGCAATTAGGCTTAGATAATTTCATGGGTGAGGTACAGAACAGCGCTAAAAAAACTATGGACGATTCGTTAGAGACTGCTCGTTACGCAAAACTTAACGAAGCGTTTGCTGGCTCTCTTGACAAAATAAGTGAAGGCGCTTACAACTTATCTGGTGTACGTACAGTAAACCGAATGGGACAAGAAATTTTAACTAACTCTTCTATAAAAAGAGGCATTACTTTAGCTAAAAAAGGAGATAAAAAGTCTTTAGCAACCTTAAAAAAACATCCGGGTATGCGTGGTTTATCAGAGTCTGAGTTTAACAAAACTGTTGATGCTCTTAAGAAAGAAGACTTAACTAGTGGTTGGGTTACTAATTTTGCAGGAGCGTCGTTAAACAAGTGGCAACCTGTTAGTGCAGTAACAATGCCAAGAGCTTACAACGATAACCCTAACTTCCGTATTATGTACAGTATGCTGTCGTACATGAATAGACAAGCAAATAATCTTAGAACCGAAGTAGGTCTTAACTTAATGAAGGCTCAAGAAAAAGGTTTAAACAGTAAAGAAGGCTCTGAAGCAGCAAAAGCTGCCATGATTAACAGCGCTAAGTATACGGCCTTGTTTGGTGTTATTGCTGGTATATGGGACGATGCTCGTAAGACTCTGGACTTTACTAATGATAAATATCTTGAAGATGTTCTTACGCCGGAAGGGGTGGCTAGTGCGACAATAAACCAACTTGCTTCTAACATGACAAGCGGTGTTCTTAACATACGCGCTCAAGAATATGGTGGTGATCCTATTAGCATTACTCCTGCTCCTTTATCAGCTGCCTCTAAGGTATCTGCTGGAGTAGGGAAGTTGTTTACTGATCAAGATGTTGATCCTTTACTAAGATCCTTACAAACATACACCCCCGGCGTAGCTACTGTTGATCGCATTATCCGAATGACTCCGGTGCTTCAAGAGCAGCTAGGCAGGGAGCGTTTACTTACTGACGATTAAATCTCGCAGTTGTTACCAGTACAGGCTAACGTCTGTGATCCCTCAGTCATATCAGAGTTTTCAGAGATGTTCCAATCAATAGTCTCTGGAAACTCTGCCTTCAACTTCTCATAAGTCTCTAAGTCAATAGGCTCATAAGGTGCTTGTTGATAGGTATGCTCTGAGTAGGGTAGGAAACTAATACCACTGATCTTATCGAACTTGTTATACAACCATTGACCTACTTCCAGAAACTCATCGTCCCTGTAGTAACACGTCATTGATGGTTTATGTTCACACCAGTAGTCCTGATATATCTCCCATAGTTCTAACTGCTCCATTGCACCCATCTCAGAGGCTGTGACAGCCCCGTCAGGAGACTTTATAGGGAAGGAGAATACCTTAGTAGTGGGTGACATTACATCGTCCTCTACAGGCACTCCTGCAGCTTCTAAGACTTGACAGAGCGGGTCTCTTGCGTCTGCTCTGACTCGTCGGATGTACTGGTCAGAGTAGCGCGGATGTATCCCGGAAGCGCTGTCAACAAGCTGACTAACAGTACCAGAGGGCTTAACAGCAGTAATAGCAGTGCTACGATTGATGCCAAGGCGATCAGCCCAAATAGCATTAGTAGAAATACACTCTCCCTTAAGCGCTCCCAACCACTCTCGTAGCTCATCCTTGTCTCCTCGTCCTGACATTACTGGGTGATCCATAATACCTGTTAACGATACACCAAGCAGTGATTCCTCTTCAGTGTTCTTCTGCCACACCTTACGTAGGTAACGAAAGTCTGTCAAGGTAGCCTGTAAAGTTCCAAGGATAGACGCAACACGTACTTTTCGTTTGAGACTTGAGAGCGTATCGGTTGACCTGACAACAACTTCTGATAGATTGCAGAACTGGTTTGGCCGTAGGATAATCTCGCTACATGGATTAGTTCCAAAATCATAGGTAGCATCTCGTCGCTCGTTCTTTGCAGCTTGCTTTTGACTTGCGACTCTAGAGAACATACCTCGCTCTCCTGATCGGGACTCGTATAAACTTTTCCACTCATTTAAAAATGCCTCAAAGTCTGGCTTCTCTGTATAACATGCACTGTTGTTAGCTAAGCCCCTCTGAGGGTTGTCAACCCACCACTGTCCTGACTTGCATCGTCGGAGTCTATCGTCAGTGAGGTTAGAGAGACTGATGAGAGCGGACCTTCTGACACCCCCGACAACGACGATCTGTGCAATCTTACAGCACAAATCGTGGCATTCAATTGAGGACAGTTTACGTCCATGAGCTTCCCTAAAGACCGCGACGGTGAAGTTAAACAAATCGACAAGAGGTTCTGGACCAGATGCTCTACCGCCGAAGGTTTTAAGTGCTGCCCCCGCAGGTCGTACTCTAGATATGTCCCACTTTGGAACTTGACCTGAATAGAGCAGGCTGATAAGTTCTCTGTAGGCTTTAGCCCATCCAATCTTAGAATCGGTGATGTGTATAACTGAATCGGTGTCATGAAAATCCTCCGCTACTTCAGGTAGTTTAGATACGTATTGTCGTTCAACAGAATAGCCTACGCCTGTACCGCACATAAGTACGTACATCATCTCGTCAAACGCTTTAGGGTGGTCAATAGGTAGGTAGCTACAGTTAAAGCCAGCTACGTTGTCACGGTCAAGAGCCTCACCTGCTGTCATCAAAGCTCTCATGCTAGGCATTACGTCCAAGTCATGAATGTCTTTGAACATGTCGTTAGCTTCTTCCAATGTTATCTTTTGCTTCTCTATCCAGAAGTTTAGATAACGGTCAATTGTTTCTTCCCAAGTCTCACGACGTTGTTGTTCTGGTAGGTAACGTGCGTACCTGCTTTTGTGTATGTACTGTTGATATGCGTCCAATTATATTACTCCTTTGCTCATCTGTATATGTTGTCCAGTTGGTAATTTCATCTTTGGTTCTACCGCAGCCTGTACATTGATCATCAACTAACTTGCATTGTTTAACACAAGGGCTAATCATTTAGTTCTTTGATGAGTCTGTCAATGTACCAGCGACACTTGCGTAGATCCTCAACTGGCTTACCTTTGTAATCGTACCGCCAAAGATACTTCAGTGCGTTGCCTTTAAGATACCCACGAAACTCATGCTCAGGCATGGATGCCTTGATAGCTTCGATAGCTTCTACTGCACCTTTGTTGTAGTGGTCAGGCTTCTCTACAGGATCAGCTTTTTTCCTGATAGATAAGCTGTTAAGTGCTGCTATTGTATCCCACTCTTCAGGACTTGCGTTGTCAATACTCATCCGTACTTCCTCTTGAGGTAGTGCAGACTAACAGGTAACTCGTCAAAGGAACCGTTGTTTACTTCGTTGAGCATCCAAACACCTGACCAGCTACCGTTAGTTTGAGGGTTTAAGTAGTCTTCACTGTGGTTGTAGAAGATACCAGCAAACAATCCAGTGATGTTACTACCGTCTGCTTTACGTGCGTAAGCTATGTCACGGTCTTGCACGTGTCCCATGATGCACGACATGAACTTCTTTTGCAACATAAGTTTTGCACACGTGACGGGTCTACCCATGACACCACTGGTGAAGTAGTGACAGTAGGCGATGCCGTCGATGACGGTTGGTTGCAAGAAAGGTACAACTTCCCATCCAAGCTTTTCCAACTTAAAGTCGTCATAGCTCATCAGTCCTTCTAGTTTAGCGTCAGCTTCAACAGCTCTTTCAATACGCTGCTCATGGTTGCCTAACAAGAATACCATACGAGGGTTCCATGTCTTCTTCTTGTTACTACGAAGACGCTTCTTCTCTGCCTTGATAGGTGCTAGGAATAGATCCATAGCGTCCAGACCTGCTTTAATATCCTGCGTGTAGCGTCGTCCTTCAAAGGACTTTTTACCAACGTCATAGCTACTGAGACTTGGCATGTCCCAGTGATCCCCCAGATGAATGATAACGTCAGGCTTTGTTGCTGCAGCATATCGACCAGCCCAGTACAGATGGTCAGCACTGTTACCGGGTTTGACTTGCGTGTCAGGTATTACTAAGTGTCTAGTCATTGCTTTTTACTCCATCCGACAGGGCAGGTTTCAGGCGTGTACCATGTGAATCCTTGCTTGTCTGCCCACTCTTGCATGGTGTATCTTGTCCCGTCACTTCTACGTCTTGCTCCGGGCATGGCTGTTCTTGGGTTTTGGAAGACAAAGACAAGTTCCTCCTTCTCGCCAAGGCATCTGCTAATATCAACATATTTCTTCGCTTCCGCTCTATCACGAAACCTCCCTTTAGCTTCAATATATATAGTAGAATGTATACTGTAATATACAAAGTCAGGTTCGTAAGTCTTGACTTGCGTATACGTTAGCTTGTTGACATGGTACTCACACCGTTTAAACTTCTGGTGAAGATCATACTCGAACCAACTATCGTAGCCCTTGGGTATGTTACGTCTCGTTCTCTTCACTTGGCCTTTCCCATATCTGATTAGGTTCACGACGTAGCCAGAGCAGCCTAGCGTTCTCAATGACACGCTCTTCAGACTCTAGTAACTCAACACACTTGTTGAACATCTCTATCTCTGACAGCCCTTCAAGAAGCTTCTGAGACTTTTTATCACCTATACCATACACACCGACAATGTTATCAGCTTTGTCACCCATGATGATTTGACGATAGAAGAACAACAGACCTTCCTCTGGGTTAACAGAAGTTAGTTCACGTTTGTTGAAGTTGTATTGCCTGCACGGTACTTGTTGAAAGTCCTTGTCGAGACTGACGATGATGCTGTCAGGGATGGCGGTAGCGTCGATAGCAATCAAGTCATCAGCTTCCTCATCTTCTGATACGATAGCATTCCAGTCTTCGATCAAGTACTCACGTATAGCTTGTAAGTGTACAGGCTTTTCCTTGTCCTTACGGTTTCCCTTGTAAGGCGCAGTGATGGCTACATCATTACGGAAGTTACCCTTACCTGTCAGGTAGACACGGTAGTCTGGCTCACCCTCTATCATGGTGTATAGATCGCTTACCAGATCAGACAAGAAACTGCCCGTCGTATAACAGGCAGTCTTGACCGACTCATCATTGCACTTGAAAGCACAACGATAAGCCACTATGTCACCGTCGATTAGGATCACAACGCTTCCGCTTCAGAGACGGCGTTGTCACTGTATTCAATCAGATTAGTGACCTTCATCTTGATCATGGAAGGTGAGCGTCCAGTACCAACAGACCAATCGTAGTAGCCTACAACCGCCACTGCTTCTGAACCGTTAGCAATCAGCACGTCTTCAGGTATCTCAGTACCGTCAGCATCGGTCAGACGCATAGGGTTGTTGCTCTTCATGGTGATAAAGAAACCACGGTCATCACCTTTGTTGCTTGGTGCAATGCCCATCTCTTCAATGGCTTCGATAGCTTTATCGCTAAGGTTGCCAAGTTGTACCTGATACTTGTTGCTGTACTTGTTGAGCTTGTTACGCTCGCACCAGTAAACAGTTCCGCGTACAGTGATGGGTGGTAGTTTGTTAGCTGTCATAAGTTTTCTCCTAGTGAGTTTCAGCCCAGTTGTTGCCTACTCTATATTCGCCGTCTAAGGGACACCGTAGGCTGAGTGTCTCACCGGCGATTCTGATTGCACGTACACCTATACGACCAACTGTGTCAGCGTAGTGGGCAGTCGTTTCTATCTGCCATTCATCGTGTACGTTCGCTACAAATCTATGTGGTATGTTCTTCAATCTATCTGACAAGTGTACCAGAGCTTGCTTCATAACGATAGCCCCTGCACCTTGCAGTAACGTATTCAAAGCGGCGTGTTCTGATCTGACTCTGAGCTTTCGTCCGTCGAGTCCAGTAAGTATGCCTGATGCAGCCTGCCTGAGAGTGTCTCCTCTAACTCTTTCAAGAGACGGCGTGTTAGATAGAAATGTTTCTTTAAGTCCTCGTCCAGTATTGCTATTTCCTCCAACGATAGCTCCGATCTTAGCATCTCCGGCTCCATACAGAAACGCATAAATGAATGTCTTTGCAAGAGGCCGACTCTCAAGTCCTGCTGCTCGTTGATTAGCCGTATGAATATCGCCATTGAGTAATTCATTAGTGTAATTCTCATCGTCCATGTAGTGAGCTAACATACGCAGCTCTAGTCCGCTGGCGTCAATACCAACAAGAACATTACCCTCATCCACTGTCCAACATGAACGGCACTCAGTTCCGAACGGAGCAGATACGGCGGGTACTTGCGCCATGTTAGGTGATTGGTGTGTCATACGTCCTGTCACAGCTCCGTTAGTAATGACTCTACCATGTACCCTACCATCATCCTTAACTGCTTTCAACCATGAATCTATCTGCGCCACTCGTTTCTGTAACATCATGTAACGTGCGACTGCTTTAGCTTCTGGAAGGTCTATACCCTCAAGTACCTTCTCATCAACGATGATGTTTCCCTTCTCTGTCTTCTTGTTAAACTTAACACCAAGACCTTGAAGACGCTCTGCTATCTGCTTACGTGATCCGGGATTGAACACTGTTACCTTATCCTTCAGACGCTTACCTGTCTTCTCAGAGATACGCTCTTCAACGATAGGTTGGAAAATATCTTGCAGGCTCGCTTCAATGTTGTTCATCTCAAACATCAAGTCCATCATCAGCTTCTCAGCAAACGGTATGTCTAACTTAAAACCGTTACGTTCCTGCTCAGTCACGATCCAGCCTACGTTATGCTCAAGCTCAACAGACTGCTGCGAGAATCCTTCTTTACGTATCTGCAACGCAAGCCATTGATGTACACGCTCAGTCAGCTCAACGTCAGCGATACAGTACTCGACCATCTCGTCAGTCAGTCCTCCGTCGTAGTCCTCGAATGCAATCTTTCCAGCTCCTCCAA